AGCGGCGCGGCTGGAGCAGCTGCACCGGCTCGATGGCGGAGACAGGAGCCTCGCCTTCGATCTGCTCACCGAAGCGGATTTGGTGGGCAGCGTTGGCGAAGATCATCTGCTCCTCGTTGGCGAGCTGGATCGACGACCACGCCTCCGGTGCAGCCAGCGCCTTGCGGCTCTGGTCGATCACCGAGAACGTGCCCTCGATCACCTTGGCGGCGACGTCCTTGCCGGAGTGACGGACCTTGAAGCTGGACAGCGTGTTGAGCCACGCCACCATGCTGTTGAGGCAGTTGATGCGGAAGAGAGCCGACATCAGGTCGTAGGCCCCGGTGCCGTCGTTGGCGTTCTTCAGCATCATCTCCGGCACGGTGTCGCCGGTCTTGAACGTCACCGTCTCGTCGAGCTGACGAATGCGGAGCAGATGTTTGGTGAACAGCTTGCGATCCGGCAAGCGGGTGAGAGACTGCGAAGCGCCGACGACGCTGAAGCCTTCCTTCGCCAAGCCGCGCACGACCTCGATGGTCGGGATCGGCATGAACTTTTCCGAACGCGATTGATGCGCCGTCGTTGCAAACACCGACGGGGCGAGCTGAAACAACTCGTCCTCAGTGAGAGCGCGGGCGGTGCCATCGAAGCGAGCGGTGTTTGTGTAGACGGTCATCTGTGTAGTCCTTCTGTTGCTGGCCGCCGGTTGGCGACCGTGAGCAATCGTAGTCCATTTTATATGGAGACGTCAAGCGCAATAAACACCAGCAAAATCAACGATTTATGGGACTAGGAACTTTCCTGCAGAGAAATGTGCTAGATAAATCCTACCAAGGGGCAATCGAGGAAACACCCATGACCGAAGCGGCGCAGCAGTACAGCATCGAGTTCAATCAGGAAGAGATCGACAAGTTGACAAAGGTCGCGGCGGCGCTGAAGGCTGCAGCCGGTCAGAACCCCGAATGGAACGAGCTGGCGGATTGGCTCTCCGGCATCATCGTCGATGACGAAACCGACGAGGGCGAACCCGACAAGCCGAAGCGGAAGAAAAAGAAATGAGTGTGCAGGATTACGATCACGAAGGTCCGTTGCAGACACGCGCAGCCGTCAAGTTCAAGAATTGGAGTGACGGCTACGGTCTGGTGATCCGCAAGGAGAAGCTGGCGCAGGACGCCAAGAACTTTCGCGCCATCGCAAAGCTGCTCGGTGCAAACCAAGACCATGAACATCAGACGTACTCGCAGATGCTGATGACGATGGCTGACCAGTTCCAGAACGCATCGTGCGGCTACGATCCGCAGGCGGAAGCAAAGCCATACGACAAACCACCGGAGATGGCGGAGCCAGAGCCGGTCAAAGCGTAAGGGGTCACGATGGCTGAAACCGAAGTCCCCGCTGACATCAGCGTCAGCGACAGCGAACTATTCTCAAACGCCACCGCGCCGGAGCCGAAGCCGGAAACGCCGCCGCCACATCCGGCGGATGAAAGCCGTGACATCCACGGTCGTTTCCGTCCGCAGGGCGATCAGGCACCGAAGCCGCCCAGCGAGCCACCGGCACCTCCGCCTCCCGGCCAGCCTGCTCCGCAGCCGCCACCCGGTACACCGCCGCCGTCCGCATTGGTTCCCCCGCAGGATGACGCCAACGTGCCGTCGTGGCGGTTGCGCGAGGTCAACGAGCAGCGCGAGCGGCTGGCCCGTCAGATCGAGGAGCGCGACCTTCAGCTGCGCCATATGCAGCAGCGGATGGATCAATTCGAGAAGCAGCAATCGCCGGGGGAGGAGCTGCCCGATCCGCTGATCGACCCGCAGGGCTACCGGCGGGCGCTGGAGAACAAGTTCACCAGCGAACTCAAGACGCTGCAGCTCGAAAGCAATCTGCAGCTGACGCGGGCGACGACCGGCCCAATGTTCGACGAGGCCTATCAGGCCTTTATGCAGGCGGCGCAGGGCGATCCCGGCTTCGCCCGGCTGATCGTCAACTCGCCAAATCCCGGCGGCGCGATGGTCAATTGGTATAGGCGAGCCGTGACGCTGGCGAAGGTCGGCGACGATCCCGAAAAGTACGTCGAGGCCGAGATCGAGCGGCGCTTCGCCGATCCGCAATTCGTGTCCTCGTTGCTGGAGCGGGCGCGAGCCATCGCATCAGGCCAGCAGCTCGCGCCGCAGGGCAACGGAGCCGCGCCGCCACGGCAGAACAACGTGGTGCAGATACCGCCGTCGCTGTCGCGCGTCCCGTCCGGTTCGCCGACCGACAATCCGACCGGGGCCTACCACCTCGACGACGAAACTCTGTTCAGGGAAAGCCTTCCGCCCAATCGGCGGAACCGCTAGAGTAGCCACTCGCCTGCCGGGAGCGACATCCCGGCCTCGCCTGCTCGTCGAGCGATATCGACGGCCTCGCTGACGGACCCGCGACAGAGGTCTGATCCGAAGCCTGTATCGCATCAACAGATGCCGCGCATCCGCGTCGGTGTCACAGCAGGAGGCCGACATGGCCGTTACGTCTATTCAGACGAACAACAAGCTGATCCAGTACGTCAAGGACGTGAACCGCGAATACGTTCGCGAGAATGCCTTCAGCCCGTACATGGGCGAGGCGTCCAACAGCATCATCCGTCTCCGCATGGAGACGAAAAAGGGCGGCGAGCAGATCAACATCCCGCTGCTCGCGCGTCTGGTCGGCGCGGGCCTTTCGACCGGCACACTGGCCGGAGCCGAAGAGGCGCTCGACGACTACGGCTATCGCGTCTGGGTGGATTTCGCGCGTAACGCCGTTCGCACCAACAAGTACCAGAACCAGATCGACAGCGCCGACATCTTCGGCGAGGCGAAGCCTTCACTGTCGGATTGGGGCAAGGAGCTGCAGCGCAACGAGATCATCGCTGCATTGATGGCGCTGCCGACGGAAGCCGCGCCTGCCGGTCTTGCCAGCGCGGCGGGCCAGCGCGTCAACGGCATCCTGTTTCAGGCATCGACGGCTGCGGAGCGCAACGCTTTCAACGCCGCGAACGCCGACCGTCTGGTGTTCGGTGCGACGACAGCAAACTTCAGCGCCACCTTCCTGACGGCGCTGGACACCATCGACGCCACCGCCGACAAGATGAACGGCGCGGCGTTGTCGCTGCTCAAGTTCCAAGCGAAACACGCCAACCCGCGCATCCGGCCCTACATGCTGGAGAACGGTCGCGAGTATTTCGTGGCGTTCATGGGCGGCCTGCCGTTCCGCGATCTGAAGATCGATCTGAAACAGGTGAACGCCGACGCGCGCGAGCGCAACGTGGACACCAACCCCATCTTCCAAGATGGCGACCTGATGTACGACGGTGTCGTCGCGCGTGAAATCCCCGAGATCGACGATCTCGTTCGCGTCGGCGGCGCGTGGAACACCATCCTGACCAACACCGGCACCGTGGCATGTCACCCGGTGTTCCTGTGCGGCCAGAACGCCGTCTCGATGGCGTGGGGGCAGATGGCGAAGCCGACCTTCCTCAAGGAAGATGACTACCAGTTCAATACGGGTGCAGGCGTCGAGATGTGCTACGGCGTCGGCAAGACCTTCAAGAAGCATCCGAAGGCGAGCGCCGCCCTCAAGCAGTGGGGCGTGGTGACCGGCTTCTACGCGGCATCCGCGACCTAACTACACGCCAACTACCCTCCCGGTTCGCGCCGGGAGGGGCCTTTCACAGACGAGGGAAACACGATGTCAAAGATGATGGTGACGTGGCTTGGCGAGGACGATCAACATTTTGAAATCCTGTACGACGAGAACGGCAGGGAGCAGGAGCGGCGTCCCGTACCGGGTCCGTCGTTCACCTACATGGGGGCCGGGCCGAATGCGATCCGGTTCGACAAGGACAAGCCGGTGCTGATCGACAGCGAGGCGGCGGGACTGAGCGCGGATCGCAAGCTGCTGGTCGATAACATCCTCAAGCGAGCGCCCAGCATGAAGGCCCGGTTCAAGGTCGAGCCGGTGCAGGAGAAGGGGAAGCATGGCGACATACGGGACGCGCGATGAGCTGATAAGGGCCACCCTCGACGAGCTGAAGGTGACGTCCTACGGGACGCCAGCGTCAGCCGAGGAGCAGGATGCCGTAAACAAGCAGCTCGACGGCATCCTGATGGAGCTGTCGGCGCGGACCATCGTGTCGGTGCCGGACACCGACGCGATACCAAGCGAGATCATGAAGCCGCTCAGTCAGGTGCTGGCGCGGCATCTCGGCTCGACCTTCAGCGTGATGGCTGACGAGCTGGACAAGATGTTCGGCGCGGAGGCGCATCCGCTGTCGCCGGAGAACCGCCTGCGCTCGATCAACCGGGCGGCTCCCGTCGGTACTCCAGTGCAGCCGGATTATTTCTGATGAAGATCGAATTTCCGACGTCATCAAATCCCGGCACCGTGCCGCAGGAAGGCGACGGTCGGCTGATCAATGCAATGGTCGAAAAGACCGGCGACGTCATCAAATGGATCAGGCAGCCCGGCATCACGGAGTGGGCGACGTCGGCGAACGTCACGTTTCGCGGCCTCGCGATCTCGCGCGATAACGTGGTGTACGCTGCCTACAACGAGACGCTGAACCGGGTGGACACGTCGGCGGGCGGCCCGCAGCTGCTGGTCGGCACGTTGCCCGGCGCGAGCAAGGCGCGGTTTGCGTTCAACCAGAACACCACGCCGGATCAGGTGGTGGTGTCGAACGGCGGCGCGTCGGTGTTCACGCCGACGTCGGTCAGTCCGTATCCTGACGCCGATCTTCCGGTGGTGGTGGACGTCTGCTTCGGCATCGGGTTCTTCTTCTTCGTCACCAGCGCGGGGCGCTGCTACTCGTCCGGCATCAACACCACGACAATCGATCCGGCGCATTTCATCACGGCGGAGGCAAAGCCGGACGGCTTGCTGCGCTGCTTGTATTTCAACGACCAGCTCTACTTGTTGGGGCCTGACAGCATCGAGGTGTGGGGCAAGCCGGTCAACCCGTCGCTGTTCCCGCTCAACCGGGTGACCGTTATCCCGCGCGGCATCGCCGGGCCGGACTGCGTGACCGGCACCGAGAACGGCATCGACCTTGGCCTGATCATCATCTCAAAGAACGATCAGGTGATGCGGATCAACGGCTACACGCCGGAGCGCATCTCGGTGCCGGACGTCGAACGCGCCATCGCCAACGTCGCCGACAAGACCACCATCGAGATGACGTCGTTCGTCAACGACGGCCATATGTACGTCAAGGTGCGGTCGCTGACGTGGTGTTGGCTGTACGATCTCACCACGCAGTGCTGGATTGAGCGCAAGTCCTACCTGTCGGAAACCTCGCGCACCGCGCAGGCGCTGTCGGCGCACGGCTTCTGGATCGTCGGCGACAAGAACACCGGCAATCTCGGCAAGGTCAACGCCAAGGATTTCACGGAGTACGGTCAGCCGCTGATCTGGGAATGCTGGAGCAGGCGGCCCGAGACGTTTCCGTATCGCACGGTGGTCGGCCCGGCGCATTTCAATTTCGTGCCGGGGCAAGGTCAGGCGCTCGGCCTCGACCCGATCCAGCGCCGACCTCGCGTCAACATATCGTGGAGTGACGACGGCGGCGTCAGCTTCGTGCCGTTCCGCATTGCGGAGCTGAACCGGCAGTCGGTCACGCATCCCATGACGGCGAAGGTGCAGCTGACCGGATCGACCGGCGGCTACGGCAGGGTGTGGAAGGTCAGGGTGTCCGACCCGGTCTACGTTTCGTTCAAGGGCGGCGACATGCCGCGCATCTCGCGCCGGGCGGTGGCGTGATGCCGACGACGTCGCCGATCATTCCGCCAATGCCGCCACCGCAAATCCCGCTGATCGATCCGGTGACGGGCCTGATGGCGAAGCTGTGGTTCGAGTATTTCAGGGCGCTGGATCAGACGATGCGCCGCGTTCGTGCAGAGATACCGTAGAGGTGTGTCATGGGAGTTTTTGGCGATCTGTTCAGCGGCAGCAAGGCCAAGGAGCCGTATTATCAAGCTGCGGCTGGCCGCGCAGCCGGTCTTGAGCAGGCAACCGGGACGCTGAACACCGGCTACGGTGACGCCTCGAAATATCTCGACACAGCAAGCGCACGGTTCGATCCGCTCGCCAAGACGGCGGGTCAGGGCTACGACGCCTACGCGCAACTCTACGGCATCGGCGGCGGCGATCCGACGGCGGCGGTGCGGGCGCAACCCGGCTACCAGTTCTCGCAGGACGAAGGCCGCGAGCAAGTCATGCGCGCGTCGCTGGGGACCGGCGCAACCGGCCTGCAGTCCGGCAACACGCTGCAGTCGATCTTTGATCGCGGCAGGGACATCGGCGATACCAAGTGGCAGCAATACGCCGAGGGGCTGAAGCCGTTTCTTGCGCTCGCGCCGCAGATCGCCGGGGCGCAGGGCGGTTACAACGTCGGTCAGGCTGGCATCGAAACCGATCTCGCCAAGACGTTGTCGGGGTATCAGACCGGCACCGCGAACGCCAATTCGCAAAGCATCATCGACGCGCAGAACGCCAGCAACGCGGCGTCGAAGAACGTGTTCGATGCCGTGATGGGCGGCGTCAAGCTGGCTGCGTCGGCTGCGACCGGAATGCCAATGGGTGGCGGCGGGGGAGGTTCAGGGTTCGATCTCTCCCGCTTCCTCAATGGCGGGAACCCATCTTCGGCGGCTTACGGAACAAATCCGTTCACGCCATACGGCACAGTCAACCCGGCCTACGGTTAGGTGAAGCATGGCTCAGTACGGTCCACCCAGCATTGCCGGGACAATCGACAGCACCGTCGATGCGATTGGCGGCGGCATCCGTGATTACCGCACCGGGCAGGCGCTGCAGAACCTTCCGCGCACGGCGGATGGCAGCATCGACTATCGCGAGGCTGCGGTGCAGATGGCTCGCGTCAACCCGGCGCTGTCGGCGCAGTTCCTGAAGATGGAGGAGCTGCGGGGCCTGCAAGATTATCGCCAGCAGTCTCTCGGCATACAGCAGCAGCACGTCGATATCGCCAAGGACAAGAGCCAGAACATTCAGGCTGAAGGCAAGATTTTCCACTTTGGGCCGAACGGTCAGCTCAAGGGATATACTGACATCGAGACAGGCGTTCATACGGCTGCGGGAGCGGGTGGCGCACCGGCACCGCAGCAGCAGCCGCGCCCATCTCCGGTCAATGCGGGTGTCGGCAAGCAGCCGTCGCCTGATCATCTGCAGAAGCTGCAGGCCGATCCAAATCTCGCGCCCATGTTCGACGAGGTGTACGGACCCGGCTCGGCGCAACGGTATCTCGCTGGCGGAGGCCCCGCTGATCCGCGTCAGACACCGGCTGCTCCGGCACAGCCGCCGCCGCAACCGGCTCCGGCTCCGGCTCCAGCGCCACCGCCATCGACGCGACCGACATCGACCGCTGCTCCGATCCTGAAGCCGCCTGCCGACCTGTCCTATTCGCAGCGTCAGGAGTGGATCAAGAACCGGATCAAGGAGCAGTCGAGTGTCGATAATCCCGAGCTGAAGAAATCAGACGACATTATCGAGAGCGGCAGAACCAGCTTGGCGAATTTGGCGGAGGTTGTGAAGCTGAACAAGAACGCCAAGGAGGGGCCGTTCGCTGAACAGCGCGCCTATGTTGGCGCACTGACGGGGATCGGCGGCAAGCAGTCCGGCGTCGATACGCTTGTGCTGCAGAACAAGCTGACCAGCGGAATGCTGGAGCAGCTCCGCTCGACGTTCGGCGGCAACCCGACCGAAGGCGAAAACAAGCTGCTGGCGAAGGTGACGGGTTCTGTCTCTCAACCAGCTGCTGTCAGGGCGGAGATTTTTGAGGATGCGTTGAGGCTGGTTCGTAGGCGCATCAAGTTCCAGCAGAAATACTCCAACGCGCAACGCATGGGTCAGTACATGGACCCGAACTACACCGACAACACGCCGGTAGATTAAATGGCTGAGCCGCTTCGCATCACGGTGCCATCATCGACAGCGTCGGCAAATCCATTCGCCGACGTCGCTGGCGGCAGCGTGTTCGCCGATCCAATCGATCTCGATCAGCGTGGCCGCGATCTGGTGATCAGGACAATCTTCGGCGAAGCCGGTGACAAGGATGAGGCCGGTCGCGCCGCCGTCGCCGCCGTGATCCGAAATCGTGTCGCAGCCGGTGGCCGCTACGGTCAGGGCGCTGAAGGCGTGGTGCTGAAGCCGTGGCAATTCGAGCCGTGGAAGCGACCGGATGCGAGAGCGCGGATGCTTGGGCTGCGCGAGGACGATCCGAACTACCAGAACATCGCCAAGGTGGTGGACGACATCTTCAAGGGCGTTGTGCAAGACCCGACGCAGGGCGCGACGCATTTCTATTCGCCGACGGCGCAGGCGCAGCTGGCTCGCACCGACCGCCGCAAGCTGGTGCCGGATTGGGCGACGGGGACACCGCTCGCCAACATCGGCGGTCATCTTTTCTACGCACCGGATGAGCCGGGCCGGGGAACGCCCTCGTCCCCCGCTCCGGTTCGGGGCGGCGCTGCGGCTCCCGTTTCGCCAGCGCCGCCTTCAATCCAGCCCGACGACAAGGTCATGCTGGCGTCGTTGGCGACCAACAAGTTCACGCCCGGCAATCCGTTCGCCTCCGACGCCTCGCCGCCGCAGACCGTCGCGCCGCCGACGGTGACGCCGAAGCAGCCGCTGCCGCCTGCGATGCAGACCGGCGACGTCGGGCAAGGCACTGCGTTCGCGACCGGCGTCGAGCAGGGCGTGACGTTCGGGTTCGGCGACGAGCTGCGCGGCATCGAGGCTGGCCTTGGCGCGTCGGTGCCGGGCGGCACTGGCGAGCGGCTGATGGCGGCGATCAACATCGCGAAGCAGGCTTGGGGCAACTACCAGAACAACCCCAACGACGCCGCGATGGCGGCCTACAAGAAAGCCGTCGAGGACGCCCGGCGGCTCTACGCGCAGTCCAAGCAGCAGTACCCCGGCACCACTCTGGGCGGCGAGCTGCTCGGTGGTGCTGCAGTACCGTTGCCCGGCGGGCCGCTGACCAGCGCCGGACGCAGCGTGGCGGCCCGTACCGGCAGCGCCGTGTTGCAGGGCGGCCTCTCCGGCGGCCTGACGGGCGTGGGTTCGGCGGAGGGCGACATCTCGCAGCGGGCCAGCTCTGGGGCTATCGGCGCTGTGGGTGGGGCCGGGATTGGTGCGGTGGTGGCGCGAGCCGCCCCGACGGTCGCCAACTACATCGGCGGCGCGATCATGGACGCCGCGCGACCGGCGGCACGGGCCGTCAGGAAGGTCGCCAACCTTGCCATCGATGCCGGGCGCACGGCACCGGGCGGGCGCGTTCTGCCGCATCAGATGACGCCGGAGACGATGGTCGCCGATCTGCTCGGCGAGCCGGGGCGCGGCGCGGCGCGGGCCGTCCACAATTTGTCGGACGTCGCCTCCAGCACCATCAAGGACGCCACCGAGGTCAGGGCGAGCGGCCAGTACCGTCGGCTGCTCGATTGGCTCGAAAGCAAGTTCGGGCCACTCGGCGACAACGAGATGGCGAAGCTGGCTGTTCGCGCGGAGCAGGCGCAAGTCACGTCGCCAATGTATCAGGGCGTGATGCAACAATTTCCAAGCGGCGTGATGCCGCCGCGACTGATCGGCTTGATCGACCAGCATCCGACGTTGAGGAGCGCGGCGGAGGATGCGCTGCGGACCATTCGGGAGAATGCAGCCGTCGCGCAACGTCCCGCGCCGGGCGTGGACAGTCTTGAGTTCTGGGATCAGGTCAAGCGCAACATCCAAGGCAAGATCGATTTTGCCGTGACGACGCCGGGGACGGGATCGTCCGGCGAGCAGCGTTCGCTGAAGGAGCTGCAGCGCGTCATCATCAACGAGCTGGACGGTGCGACCGGAGGCCCGCAGGGGCCATACGCGCAGGCGCGGGCGGCGTCGGAGGCGTATTTCAATATCGGAGGGGCGATCAAGGAAGGCCAGCGGTTCATCAAGAGCAACCAGTTCACGACGGCGCAGGCGGAGAACGCCATGCGCGGCATGTCGCCGGACGCGCAGGAGGCGTTCCGCAAGGCGGCGCTGAGCCAGCTGCTGGACAAGTTCGGCGCGGTGAAGGACAGCCACAATCTTTGGAAGGGCATCAATCACAGTCCCGACGCGCAAGCCAAGATGAAGTTCCTGTTCAACAACGATCCGAAAGCGATCCAAGAATTTGAGGCGCTGCAGCACGTCGAAAACCTTCACGAACGTCTGCGCGAGGCGGTGCGCGGCAACAGCACGACGGTGAAGCAGTATCTCACTGCGGCGGCGCTGGGCGGCACGGGCGTCCCAATCGGATACCTGACCGGCAATATGTCTCTCGACCCGACCACCGGCAGCGGGGCTGCGGCGTGGAGTGGCGCGGCGCTCGGCGCTCGCCGGTTCGCCAATCAGCGGATGGCTGAACACCTTGCCACGCTGCTGGTGTCACGCGATCCAGATATGATCCAGCAGGCGGTGAAGGCGGCGTCGGGGGACGTCAGGATGATGAACCTCCTGCGAACGATGGTGGAGAACGCCACAGCAAGAACCGGCGGCGCTCAGCTCGGCAGAAGCATTGGGGACTGATCATGTCTGGAACGACATCACTCTGCCTGCAGCAACAGTGGCACAACATCACGCACGAACCATTGGTCGGCGGGCTGCTCTATTCGTTTCAGGCCGGGACGCTGAACCCGCAGAACGCATTTCGCACGGCTGCGCTGTCAGCCGGATCGGAATATCCCAACCCGCTGACACTGGATGCGTCTGGCCGCGTCCCGCAGATGTTCTATGCCGACGGCGTGGTGCGTCTGCTGCTGACCGACAAGAGTGGCGTGGCGCAATTCGACTACGACAACGTCCCGGTGATCGGCAGCAGCGGCGGCGGCGGCTCGGTCGATACCACAGACGTCACCCGGCTGTTCGGCACCGGGGACATGAAGATCAGCTACGGCACCGGAGCGATGAGCGGTTTCGTTCGCGGCAACAAGCGCACGGTCGGCAGCGCGACGTCGGGAGCGACGGAGCTGGCCGACGCCACCGCGCAGGCGCTGTTCCAGTGGTTCTGGAACCGTGATGCGGCGCTGCCGGTGCTGCCGTCTCGCGGCGCGACGGCTATCGCGGATTGGACAGCCAACAAGCAGATCGAGACGCCGGATTTCCGTGGCTACATCATCGGCGGCTTGGACGGCATGGGCAACACGCGAGCCAATCGGCTGGCTGCTGCGGGGTGGGACGTTCTTGGTACTGCCCTTGGCGGCATCGAGGCCGCGCCGATCCCGGTCAGCTCGATGCCAAGCCACAACCACGACGTGGAAATCCCAGCCGGTCAGGGGTCGCACGGGCATCCCGGCAGCACGGGTCCGGTGGTTGCCAACGGTGCGCTGCCAGCCGGTAGCTTCAACCTCGTCGGCCCGGCTCCCGGCAGTGGCCCGCTGAATATCGCGCAATCCGCGCTCCCGCTGATGACCGGCGTTGCGAAACCCATCGGCGGCAGTCAGCCGTTCAACATCACGCAGCCGACCCGGCTGGTGACCGTGTATTTCAGACTGTAGGGGCGGTCATGTACGACGGCACATTGTCAACACGGAGCAACCGGGCGTCTTGGCAGGACAGCGTGATTGTTCTCGACAACGACACCAGCGAGCCGGTCGATATCAGCGCGGCGACCGAAATCACGGTACAGGTCGCGCCGCAGCAACCGGCTGACTACGGCGGCTACGGCAACCAATCGTTCAGCTCTCCGCTGCTGACTGCGACACTGTCGAACGGTAAGGTGCAGCATATCCAGCTCGGCGTGTTTGCATTTGAGTTTACCAAAGGTGAGATGCGCGGCGTAGTCGGCGGCATCTACAACGTCGAGATCACGATTGATAAGGACGGCGAGACTGAAAGCCTGATCTTGGGGACGGTCCCGATCAGGGAAGGGGTGGTGACGACATGACTGCAATCTTCCCCTCCAGCCGACCTAATATCGGCGTTCGCGTCATCCCCAAAATTCCGGCGACGATGACCGGCGTCGGCGGCATCGGCATCAGCAAGGAGAACGGCGTCTGGACAATCGAGCCAGCGTGGGACGATCTGCAGCTGATCGCGCCCGGCATCCTGCTCGATCCGACCAGCAAGGAATTGTGGGTTCGCGATCCGTTGACCGACACCTACTACCGCATGACGCTGGCCGGTCTTGGTCAGGCGATCTTCTGGGGGACGTCAGACACGCCGACGCTGATCGCGGCTGGGCCAAAGACGATGGTCACGCAGACCGGCAAGGATTGGTTGCCGGGCATGTTCGTGCAGGCGTTCAGCCGTCTGGCCCCGACCAATTTCATGATCGGTCAGGTGACGGCGTATTCCGGCGGCTCGCTGACCTTCAACGTGCTGGCGGTTGGCGGTGCGGGGACGTTCTCTGATTGGACGATTGTGCAATCGACGCTGCCCGGCTCCGGTCCTCCCGGCGCGACCGGCGCGGCTGGCGGGCTTGGCTACAATTTTGTGGCGGCGACGTCCGGCGACCCGACCACTGGTCAGATCGGCTTTAACAACGTGTCGATCCCGGCGATCACCGAGATCAGGATCAGCCACCTCGACAGGATGGGTGTGAACATCCTGCAGGAGATTATGACGTGGGATGACAGCACCACCGCATGGGCGCGGGCGAGGATCAAGGTTTCGAGCAGCAGCAACCCCAACAAGTTCGTGATCGCGACGATCACTGGCCCGGTGGTGAACGGTGCGGCGCACAGCACCTTCCCGGTCGCCTCTCCGAGCGGCGCTACGCTGCCGGACGTCGGCAACTGTCAGGTTGAAGTGTATCGCACTGGCGACGTCGGCGGCCCCGGCGCTGACGGCTCCGGCTCCGGCGCACGGTACGTCTGGAGCACCTTGCTGACGGCAACCGATCCGACCTTCGGCACGGTCAAGGTGAACAACGCCGCGCCGCAGCTCGCCACCGAAATCTACATGCACCACATGACCGCAAGCGGTCAGGACGTTGCGCCGATCATTGCGACTTGGGATGACAGCACCCTGTCTCTCAATCGCGGGACGATCACCTTCCTGTCGATCACCAATCCGCTGAACTTTCTGGTGATGCAAGTTCGCGGCGGCATCACCAACAATGGCAGCTGGAGTACGATCCCGGTTACGAACGTCGCGGGGTTCGGAAACTACGTCGCTGGCGAGGCGTTTCAGGTGACGTTCTCGCGCTCCGGCGACGTCGGTGTCGGCGGCTTCTACGTCAGCGACACGCCGCCGGTCGCACCGTCGCAAGGTCAGGCTTGGTTTGAGAGTGACACTGCGAAGGTCTACGTCTGGTACGACGACGGTTCGTCCGGCCAGTGGGTCGAGGTCGGCAGCACCACGGGCGCTGGCGGCGCTGGCGGCACGGCAACCGACATCATCTTCACGCCGGTCGGCGACATCGCTGCGAACAACGTGCAGGCGGCTCTCGCCGAGCTGAGCAGCGAGAAGGTCAAGAAATCCGGCGACAGCATGACCGGCTTCCTGACGTTGCACAGCGCACCGGCTCTCGATCTTCACGCGGCGACCAAGCTGTACGTTGACACCGCCGTCGTCGGTGGAGGTGGTGGCGGCGGCACTGCGCTCGGCACTACGTTCACCCCGGCTGGCAACATCGCAGCGACCAACGTGCAGGCCGCGCTGGTCGAGGTCGATGCCGAGAAGGTCAAGAAATCCGGCGACACCATGACCGGCGGGTTGATGCTTGACAGCGAAGGCTGGATTGGTTTCGGCGGCACTACCGGCGACGTCGGGTTCTGGAGCTACGCAGGGGCGGCGGGCGGCGCTGCAATCCGCTGGGGCATCCAGCTTGGCACGGACCCTGCGTATTCAACCTTCAACATTCAGGCCTTTGACGATGCTGGTGTTGGTGTCACCACTCCCATCAGCATCAATCGTACTAACGGCAGGGTCACGCTGCTTGGTGCGCCAACTGCACCGCTCCATGCCGCGACCAAGGATTACGTCGATACAAGGCCAATCACTGACACGACGAAGGTGCTGAAGGCCGGAGACACCATGTCCGGTCACTTGTTTCTGCCGACCGGCCCGGCTGCGGCCAATGCGGTGCGGAAGGATTACGTTGACGCCGCAGACACCGCGCTGGGTACGGTCGCGGATGGCAAGGTCGCAAAGACCGGCGGCGTCAACGCCGTCATGTCCGGCGATCTGACGGTGACACGGTCGGGGGCGGCAGCGCCGACGACTGGCACGATCCTGTTCGGCAACGCCGGAAACAAAACGCTGTCGTTTGACGGCACGACGTTCAGCTTTGTCGGTGGCCCGCTTGCCGCGCCAAGTCTGGCGCTGACCGGCGCGTTGAGCGCCAGCGGTGCCGCGACGTTCACCGGCACCACCTTCATGGGCAACAACGCCACCGTCCAGAATAGTGCGTCGCCGACGACAGGCAACCTGTACTTTGGCAACAGCGGCGGCAAGTACATCTATCTGGACGCCACCTATTTCCAGTTTATAGGCGTCGCCGCAATTATCGCACCGGAGGGCTACAAGCCGGGCGGCGGTGCTTGGCTCGCCAGCTCTGATGCGCGGATCAAGAACATCGTCAAGGACTACGGGTACGGCCTTGCCGCCGTGGTTGCGCTGCATCCCGTTGTCTACACCTACAAGGGCAACGACACGTCGCAACCTCCGGTCACGAGGGAGACTGCGCCGTTCGATGAAAGCATGCATCACGACACTGCGTTGAGCGGCAGGGAATTTGCCGGGTTGATCGCGCAGGAGGTTGAGGTCGTGATCCCTGAGATGGTGACGAAGCGCAGCGGCTTCATCGATGGCGAGGCCGTCACCGACATGCGCGACCTCGACACCGGCCCGTTGATTTTCGCGCTGATCAATGCGGTGAAGGAGCTGAAGGCCGAGATCGATCTGCTGAAATCTGCCGCCCCCGCCGCAAGGAAGAGGTGATGCGATGTCTTTGAATTTTCCCGGCCCGCCGCTGACGGTCGGTCAGGTTTTCGATGATTTCCTCTGGGACGGCGAGAAGTGGGTCAGGATCGCCGACAGCGGTGCTTCCAGCGCCGCCGGAGACATCATCTTTGCGCCAGCCGGTGACATCTCTGGGACGAATGTGCAGGCCGCGCTGGAGGAGCTGGACAACGAGAAGGTCGATCTCGACGGCGACGCCATGACAGGCCTGCTGACGTTGTCGGGCGCACCGACCGCTAATCTGCATGCCGCAACCAAAAAGTACGTTGACGATCAGATCGCCGCAGCTCTGGCCGGGATGCCGACGGCGACCGGCGTCAGTGGCGGGCCGATCCCGTACAGCTCGGCGCATGCGACGGAGCAGGGATCGGGGTTCGATCAGATCACGTTCGCAATCGGCACCCTCGCCTTCGGGCAGTGGTACACGCAGTATTCGGTGTTCGTCGATAACGTGAAGGCTGGCGATAATTTCTTGGTGTTCGCCGCCTGCGAGAACCGCAACGACAGCCCGTGGAACGTCGAGTTCGCGCAGATGCTGACGGCGACGCCCGGTGCCTCCGTGCCCGATCCGCTGCGCGTCACGGAGGCTGACGGCATCAGGCCCGGTCTAAGTCCAAACCATGCCGTCAGCCCGGTCTATGGCTGGGGTGTCGGTAATTCGACCATCATGCATTACGGCGTCGGTGCGCGAACCGAATGGTGGAAGGCCCCGGCGGATTATGCCCGCGTGTATTTCCAGCTGCGGGTCCGCTTCAAGTCGTCGTCTGCGGTGACCGGCAACGAGCACTTTTTCACCAACATGGACTTGGCTACCACCGGCTCGCCGCAGGGCGGCATCAAGGTGTTCCATTGGCCGAACGCCAGCTCGATCCGGCAGGCGTCGTTCGACGCCATCGGCACGATGGCTGGCCGCGCCGCCCACGACGCCAAGCCGTCCGGCTTCCGCTATCTGGTCAACGATGTGGTGCCGAATGAGATGTACGAGCGCACCACGGTGACGGCTGGGGTGTGGAGCGGTCCCGTGCTGGTGCTGCCGGGCATCTCAGGCCAGCCCTGCATCGACTATGTGATCGACAAGACGGGGACCACCAACGTCGATCCCGGCCCCGGCGGGCTGCGCTTCAACGCCGCCAACGCCAATGAGGCGACGCAGCTCTACCTCGACGAGCTGGATCGGTACGGCACCAACATCGCTGCCTACCTCGACACCTTCGACGACAGCAACAACACGGTGAAGGGCGTCATCAGCATCAGGCAGGCGAGCTATCCTGAGAAGCTGCTGGAGTATTCGGTGACCGGGCCAATGAGCGGCACCGGCTATCGCGCGCTCACCGTCCAGCCGCTGGTGTCGAGCGGAGCCAATCCGTTCGTCAACGGGGATCGCGTCACGCTGGGGTTCCTGCGAACCGGGGATCGCGGCATCGACGGTGTCGGGGCCGACATCACCACCAAGGTCAGCAAGAGCGGAGACACCATGTCTGGTGCGCTCCGCATGTCCGATCTTACTGAGCCGACCAAGGGGACGATCCTGTTCGGCAACACGGCTGGCAAATATCTGCACATGGACGGCACCGATCTGCATTTTGTCGGCGGTGCCGTGAGGATGGCGAGCGCCTTCGTGCAGGGCGTTGCCGTCACGCCGGGCGACTACCTGAAGCTGTCAACCGGCGGCTTGGTGCAGGGCGACGTCACGGTGCTGAAGAGCGCAGCGCCCACGACGGGTCAGCTGTTCTTCGGCAACTCCGGCAACAAGTCCATCTTCATGGACGCGACGTATTTTCAGTTCCTTGGCATCACGGGCGGCATCATCGCACCGGAGGGCTACAAGAACGTCGGCGGGCCTTGGCTCGGCGTGTCGGACGCGCGCATCAAGAACGTGGTCGGCGACTACAAGAGCGGCCTCGATGCGGTGACGTCGCTGCGTCCGGTCATCTACACCTACAAAGGCAACGATGCATTTTTTGCCGGAGCCGCCGCCAGCCCGCACAAGGAGGCGGCGGATGGCGGGAAGAAATACGCCGGGCTGATCGCGCAAGAGATCGAGAAGGTCATGCCGGAGCTGGTGCTGCAGCGAGACGGCTTCATTGACGGCAAGCCGGTGGCCGACATGCGGGTTCTCGACACCGGCCCGCTGATCTACGCACTGGTCAACGCGATCAAGGAGCTGAAGGAACGGGTTGAAGCACTGGAGGACGCGACGTGAGCGAGTTCACATACAAGTACCACTACGGCACCGAGGATGGCAGCGTCATCCAAGTCCACACCTCCGAGAAGGTCGCCGCCGGATACCTGTCGCGCGGCCTGCAGGCTGTCAGCCGTGACAAGGACGCCACCAAGTTCAACGAGCTGATGGCGAAGGCCAGCGCGGGCGAGATCGAGATCGAGAAATACACCAAGCAGCAATGATGATCCAAGCCACGGGCAAGGTCGCTGGCAGCATCGTCGACGGACTGAAGGCGCAGCCGTTAGGCTTGGCGGTGGTGGTGATCAACGTGGTGGCGCTCTGCCTTGTCGGCTACGCGCTGCACGAGATCAGCGAGCGCACCGAGGCGCGTGACGCGCTGATCACCAAGCTGGCGCAGGAATGCAAGATGGAGGTGCCAAGATGATGATCCCGGCATGGCTGGAGGTGGCGCGGCGCTGCATCGGCGTCCACGAGGAGCCGGGCGCAGCCAACAATCCGCAGATCATGCGAGCGCCGGAGATCATCGCCGCGACGTATCCAGAGATGGAGGGCTATTGCGCCTGCTACACTGGCGACGACATTGCGTGGTGCGGATTGGCGACTGCGTTCTTCGTGACGATGGCTGGCTATCGTCCGGTGTTCGGCAGCGACGACACGCATCGCTTCCTGTGGGCGGCTGCGTGGAGTGGTTGGGGTGATCAACTGACGACACCGAAGCCGGGCGCGATCATCGTACTCGATCATCACGTCGCGCTGTACGAGCGCACCGAAGGCCTCAACGTCATCCTGCTCGGCGGCAATCAGTCCGACCAAGTCAAGGAGAGCGCATTTGCCTCGTCCGGCATCAAGGCGATCCGCTGGCCGACAGGCTAACGCTGGCGCGGCTTGACGACGATGGTGCCGTCGAATTTTCTCCACCGTGTTATGGTGCGCGGCTTCGCTCCGGCGATTGCACGTCGGCGCTTTTTGTAGACCTTGGCCTTATAGGAGACGTCCTGCCGGGTCTTGGCTTGGTGGCACCAGACATGCGTCGGCTGCAGATTACTTTCCCGGTTCTCGCCGCCATTGATCAGCGCCACCCGGTGATCCGCAGCGTAGTCTTTTGTCTGCATGATCGCGCCGCCGCAGAGCTGACACCATCCGTCATACAGTTCAAACACGCGCACCCTGACGCGATCTGGTATTTTTGTATCGGGTGTCTTGCCGCGCCACTCAGGGACAGACCTAGCCACGGTTTTTTCTCGCCCGGTACAGCCGCTTGCGTTCCGCAACATAGGCCCGGTTATCGATCTGCCACTGCTTGTCGTAGTCGGGGTTCTTCTTCTGCCAACGCTTTCTGATCTTGCGCTTGAGCGCCCGGTATTTCTCTGGATATTTGGCGCGCCACGCCAGTGCGGCCCGGCGCGCCTTCTGTGCTTTGGTCAGGATCACGCAACGAGGCGGCGGCGGCGCAGCCGCTGCAGCCCAAACAGTCCCATCACACCAGCGAGCAGCGCAGGCAGACCCGCGCCAGCCGCTGGACCGGGAACAGCGAACGTCGAGATGTTGCCGGAGTAACCGGAGGTGCCGCTGCCGGTGCCGGTGAACTCGGCGTAAAAGATGCCGGTGCCGTTAATGATGCCGCTGCCGCCGACCCCTTGGCAATTCGACACAAGCGGGCAAGCCGTTGCCGCCTGTGGTCCGAACAACAAGACGTCGTCGCCATTGTTGACGACTTGGTCAACGCCAGCGGAATAAATCGACGCCACCCAATTGACGATCTGGTCGGCAGGAGAGGCGAACGTGTTGGTCGCGTTTGCGATTGTCAGATACGAAGGTCCGGTCAGACCGAACGTCACCTGATCCTCGAATGGTCCCACGGCGGGGGCGAGCTGAAAGTTGCCCGTCGCTGACGTCGGGTTGGCTACAAGGTTGACTTGGACAGCCTGTGCGCCGCTGGCGAGCGCAAGCAGCATCGTAGATGCCAGCAACAGCTTCTTCATTGGATCGTCCTCTGGTTTAGAGCGCACCTTGCTCTTGATTGACCTCGTCCATCAGCAGATCGGGATCGATGCCAAGATTAAGATGGATTTCATCGAGGCACCGGGCGACGAACGTCTTGAACGCCAGCTCGCCCATGCTGGCAAAGGAGATTGATTTCGGAAACAGCACCACCTCTCCGGTCAGCGCGGGCGACGGCTCACAGTGGCCGGTCGCCATCTTTAATGCAAACAGCAACTCCTCCTCGTTTTTCCAGCGCCCGTCTGTGTTGTCGATCACCTTTCGGAGCAATGCAAAAAACCATCGATGGTGCTTGGGGTTACGGGGTTGCCGGATGCCGACCAGCACCTCCGCGCCCTCTGGAATGCCGTGGATGGTGTCGTCGGCATTGAAATCGGCGGGGACCAATGCCCCGCCGACCCGCTTCATGCAGCAACCGTCAAGGTCGGACATCTTCAGCCGTCGCCGCCCGCTCGGTGGTTTCGTCCCAGATTACCAGACCCTGTTCGTCGGTCTTGATCTCCCGGTTGGCTTCCTTCGCCTTGGCGATGGCGGCCTCCAGCGGCGTCATCCTGTCCTCCGGCGGCGGTGGTGGCGGCGGCACCAGATCGGGGACGACGTCGATGTCCTCCAGCTCCTCGCGGATACCCAGCCCCTTCAGCACGTCGGCAAAGGCGTCACGCAGCGCGAAGGCCCGCGCCCGCATCTGCAGCATCCGGTTCGGGTACTGCTGCCACGTCCCCGGCTTGCTCCACAGGCCAGCCTTCTCGGCGTCCACTTTGGAGAACGCGCGGGTCAGCGAGGCTTCGCCGCGCCGCTTCACGGTGCAGAACGCAGCCAGAGGGGCATCCTCACTGTTGGTCAGCCGCTCACTGAATTTCTCCAGCAAGCCTGATGCACGAACGACGGCCAGCGAGCCGTCGCCATACAGGCCCGGCTTGCCGTTGATGACGGAGATCGATTGCAGCGCAGCCATCGGCGCGAGGCCGACCTCAAGGCCGTGCATGATGATCACGGTGGCCTGCTCCGGTGTGTTGATGCCTTTCGGTGCGAGGCCAGCCGTCACCACTGCGTTGGCGATGCGGAATACCTCGTCGATGCTGGTCGGGATGATCGGCGTCACGGTCGCGCCGAGCCTCGCGATCAGTTGTGGCTTGGGTCGAAGGATAACGTCGCTTTTCTCTTCGCTCACTGCACTCTCCTATGTTGCTTGTTCGGTTTCGATCTTGACCGTGCCGGGGAGGGGGTTGCCTCCCCGGCAGGCCGCATCCGCGAGACGCTGCACCAGCTCACGAACCTCTGCATTGTTTTTGATGGCGTTGATCGCAGTGTCGTAGTCCACGATCTTGGCCGACACCTTGACGCGCAACGCGACGGTGCGCTTGATCGAGCCAGCGCCGATCTTGGGCTGCTCAAGAAACTCCTCGACGCCCAGCTCACGCGCACGTTCGGCTTCCGCCTCCGCATCACGACGCAGCCGCACGAGGAACGGCGTCACGACCTTGACCTTGATCTCCTGCTTGAGGGCGGCGGCGCTGTCGCGAACCGGAAACCATTTCTTGTCCACCAAGCGACCGGCGATCAGCGACGGTTCTTTTTCAACCTTATGGAGAGCCGTTGCTGATTTCTCAATCTCCGCAAGGCTATTCGCGACATCCGACGCGCGATCCGCCGCTGCTTGGTCAGCGGCGGGGCCGGAGACAATAAGCCTTTTTGCCTCGGCCCCAAATTCATCCAGCCGGGATAGAACGGCCTCAATGCTGCTAGCATCTGGTGCGCGGTTTGATTTCGCCACGATCTCTGCGTCATTCGGCCAGCGCCCTTCCTTGATGCGGTACAGATAATCTTCGTGCGTCACGGCTGCGTTGCCGCAGCTGTTCCAGACCTCTATCGGGTACTGATCTTTCTTGCCGTTGACGATGCAGACCAGATCGGAGCCGTGCCAGAAGAACGACACGGCGTCGTCGATGCCTTTGCGGCTGCGGCGATAGAACCCCGGCTGCATGTCGTTCATAAACAGCGTCGGCTTGTAGCCGCTCAACAGCTGCTGCCAGTAGCCGTAATCGCCGGTCCCGTATTTCAGTGCGGTCACGTCAGCCTCCCACGACAATGGCGAACACTGCCACGGCTGCGACGAAGGCGCTGATCGATACCAGCTCGAAAAGTGTGTGGAACATGGGTAATCCCCCGTTTATTGACTTGATGGGCGTCATATAATATGAAACCACCTGTCATAGCAAATGGAAATGTGGACATCTCAGATGATGCCTAACAAAAAGCTGAAGCGGCTCGACAGTGTCGAAGCCGTGTTCAACGCGCTGGGCGACACCCATGACGTCGCCGCCGTTGCGGAGGTGCCGTACCGCACCGCGCTGAATTGGAAGAACCTCTACGACCGGCTCCCGGCCAGAACGTACAAGCGCATACAGGAGCGGCTGGCGGAGAAGGGCTACGTCGGCGACGACGATCTGTGGGGCATGATCTGATGCCCGTGAAGATCAACATCAATCCAGATTGGACACCGGAGCGCGTTCAGTATCTGCGCGACAACTACAGAACGATGTTGGCTGCAGACATTGCCAAGACGTTTGGCGTGTTCACGCGCAACGCAGTGATCGGAAAGGCGCGGCGTCTCGGCCTGCAATCCGATCACCGCATGCGACCGGCGAGGCGCGGGCCGAAACGTGTCCTGACAACAACCAAAGCGAAGATCAGTCCGAGGGGGATCATTGTGAAGCGGGAGAAGGTAATGGACGAGATCAAGCTGAAGGTGCTGCGCGGCCCGATCACCTTCATCGACCTTGAGCCGTGGCACTGCCGCGAGATCGTGCGCGACAAGCCGGTGATGTACTGCGGTCATCACAAGATGCAGGGCAGCTCGTACTGCCTTGAACACCACAGCAAGAACCATGTCCGAATGGCAAACAGCAGAGTGGAGAAATACTATGGCCTCTGACGTCACATCGACCAACGGCGAACTGCCTCCGGCCCGCGAAGCAATCGTCGAGCAGGGGCTTCGCATTTCGCAAGAGGTCGCCGCCGAACGTGACAGCCTCCGGCTGCTACTCTCGGAGCGCGACACCACCATCGCCGGGCTGAAGGCGCAGCTGGAGATCGCGGAGCTAGCGATGAGCCAGATGGGCAACCGCACTGCCGACATGATGGCGGCGCGAGATGAAGCCGTCGCCCGTCGTGCCGAGGTCGAGACGGTGCTGGGGTCGATGATGGCGATTGGCCGCGCGTTCCGCATCGCCAATGAGCCGCTGATTAAGGAGGTGGAAGATGCAGAGGTTGCTTCCCCTTCTATTCCTGCTGCTCGCAATCCTTCCGACGTTGGCTGACGGAGCTGATGTGCAGAGGCCGACGTGCATGAACCGCAGCGAGGCTCGCAAGGCGTGGCCCCGCGCCTACCTGTACTGGTCCGGTGGTCCGCGCGGACAGCGGTGCTGGAGCAATCGACGGCACAACCGGCGCATCGTGTTCGTGCCGGTCAAGGCAATGGCGGCTGAGCCGCCAGAGCCGCTGGAGATTTTACCGGAGGCGGTGAGGCTGTTCATGCCGCCGCTGCAGATATCGCCAATCGAATGGAGGTGGCCGAGATGAGTGAGTTCAAACAATACCAACGCAAGCAGATCGCGGAGCTGCGTCCGTATGTCAAAGGCGAGGACACCAGCAACATCAGCATCAGCGACGCGGACATCCTCGCTGGTTCACCAAAGACCGGCGACATGATCGCGAGGAACCCCAAGAACCACAACGACAAGTGGCTGGTGGCGGAGAAGTATTTCGCCGACAACTTTGAGCCGGTGACATGACCGATCAAAAAAAACTCAACGCTGTGCGCGATGTGTACAAATTCTTCAGACAGCAACAGCCATCGTCGCCTGCATGGTTTCAGGTGGTGGATAGTTGCATTGACATACTGATGCAGAGCCACATTGCAGACTTAGAGAGCCGTGCGCCAATGGTTGGGCATGAGGACGATTGATGATCACTGAGCTGCGCGACTATCAGGTCGAGGCGATCGACGAGCTGCGTGATGCGGTTCGCGACGGGCACCAGCGCGTCGTGATGCAGGCCCCGACCGGCGCAGGCAAGACGCTGGTGGGAGCCGCGATCATCGACAGCGCAGTCCGCAAGGGCAAGCGGGTGTTGTTCGTGGTCCCGGCGTTGTCACTGATCGACCAGACGGTCGGCGTGTTGCAGGGCGAGGGCGTCGATGACGTCGGCGTGATGCAGGCGATGCACGAGATGACGGACGGACGTTGCAAGGTTCAGGTCGCGTCGGTGCAGACCTTGAGCAAGCGGCAGTTCCCCGAGGCCGACATCATCATCATCGACGAGGTGCATCGCTGGTTTAAGTTCTACGGCAAGATGGTTCTGGACCCGGCGCACAAGGGCAAGCCGATCATTGGATTGTCGGCCACGCCTTGGACGCGCGGGCTGGGATCGTATTTTACGAAGCTGCTGCAGCCGGTGACGACGCAGCAGCTGATCGACGACGGCTGGCTGTCGGATTTCAAGGTGTATGCACCCAGCTCGCCCGATCTCACAAACGTCCGCACGGTGGCTGGCGACTACCACGAAGGCGATCTCGGCGTGGTGATGAACGATGGCAAGCTGGTCGCCGACGTGGTGCAGACGTGGCTGGAGAAGGCGCAGGGGAGGCCGACGCTATGCTTTGCGGTGGACTGCGCCCATGCGCGGGCTTTGCAGGAGCAGTTCGTCAGGGCTGGGGTGGCTGCGGACTATCAGGACGCCTACACCAAATCGGAGGCGCGGCACCATATACGGCATCGTTTCCACAATGGGGACATCAAGGTTGTCTGCAACGTCGGGACGCTGACCACTGGTGTGGATTGGGATGTCCGCTGCATCGTGGTGGCGCGACCGACCAAAAGCGAGATGCTGCACGTTCAGATTATCGGGCGTGGTTTGAGGACGGCTGAAGGTAAGGATCACTGTCTGATCCTCGACCACAGCGACAACCATATCCGCTTGGGGTTCGTCACCGACATCAATCATCCAGAGCTGGACAGCGGGCGCGAGCCGCGAGCCAAGACCAAGACCGAGGACGCCATCGCGCTGCCGCGACCGTGCGTCGGCTGCAAGGCGCTGCTGCCGCCCAAGACCAAGGTGTGTCCGGCCTGCGGGTTTGAACACCAGCCGCGCAACGGTGCCATCGTCTGCGCCGACGGCGAGCTGCTGGAGATGGACCGGGTCACCAAGAAGCAGAAGCCATCGCTGGGTGTTCGCGAGCAGCTGGTTCTGATGGGGCGACAATCGATCTACTCACAGCTGCTGCACATTCAGGAAGAGAAGGGCTACAAGCCGGGCTGGGCGTCGATGCAGTTCCGTGACGTGTTCGGATCACCACCCGCCGGGATTGTCTGGGCAACGCAAACTCCGACACCACAGCTGCGGTCGTGGATCAAGTCGCGGCAGATCGCCTATTTCAAGGCCCGTGAAAAAACACTGGAGACGGCACGATGAACGCCGGGCGCAAGGCGTTCCTGCTGGCCGGGCTGCGAGCGGCAGTGCTGAAGGTGAAGCTGATGGAGAACGAGCTGCTTGCAATCGGCGTGTCGGTGAAGCACGGCGTGATCAACGAGGAGGGGGCAATGCAATGGCTGCACAGCGAAGGACTGCTGCATCTGATGCCGGAGGCATTTCAGATCGACGACGGCTCAACCGATACGTCTGTGACAAGTGCCTCTCCGAAGCCGTCACCATCGAACCCGGCGTCGGACGTGTCCCCTACGAGCTGAAATGCCGATCCGTGCTGTCGGTGGCGGGAGGGCGCGAGCGGTTGTGCGACGGCTTCGCGCGTTCGCAATTCTACGACGTCCCGAAGGGTGCGGTGCCGACGTGGGAGTTCTACTCGCCACAGGTCAGCGACATCCATTCGTGGTTCGACAGGTGGAAATTCACCAACAACATTCTCTTCATCAGGAAGATCGACAATGGGTGAGATCGTGACGCTGACGCCGGGCGAGATGCTGATGGGGGCGAACGTCGGCGTGATGCGAAACCTCAACGCCATCGTGAAGGGCTACGAGGACAAGCACGGTTTTGAGGAGGAGGAGCAGTGGGAGGTCAACATCGTCGCGGCGCAGGCCGAGGTGGCGGTGGCAAAGTATCTCAATCTGTACTGGAGCGGCGCGACGTCGTTCGCCGCTGACGTCGGCGGTTTGGTCGAGGTGAGATCGGTGGCGGCGGAATACAAGCGGCTGCTCGTCTACAAGACCAGCGCCGACGAGAAGCCGTTCGTCAGCGTGTGGCGCATCGACAAAAAGAAAATGGATTTCGATCTGCGCGGCTGGATGTACGGCAAGGACGCCAAGGTCGATAAGTATTGGTGCGATCCGAAGGGCAGCGGGCGCTTCAACTTTTTCGTCGAGACGCGCGATCTGCACCCCATGAACCGGCTCAAGGCTTCGCTGCCAAAGTAAGTCATTGATATTGCATAAGAATAATAGCTGTTGACCCGATCCATATAAAATGGGATGATGATGATGCGTTGAAACACAAACGCTTAAAGGAAACCAGATGATCTCCATCCGCTTCTGCAATAGCTCTGGCTGCGAGCTGGTCAGCTATCCGGTGCCGACGCAAGACGGCGTCGATCAGGACGAGCTGATCTCCAAGACGCTGCGCGAGGCCGTCAGCAACGGCATCTTCTGCGTCGGCGACACCATCCGCATTGTCGAGGAGGCGTGACATGAAAGGCCTCAAGACTTACGCCGACCAAGTCAACGCATGGGCCTCGCGCCGCGTGTTGAGCGGCAAGCCGCTGCCGAACAAGGACAGCCTGCGCGACATGGCTGATCAGGTATCGCAGGGCGATCTCGACACCATGCAGCTCGACATCGTCTGCGACATGATTGATCGCAAGATCGCGACGTGGCTCAAGCGAGACACGCCGATCCTCCGCTAAACCGAAACCCCGCCCCGGTGTCGCAGCCGGGGCGGGGCCTAGTGCAACTAGCAACAGAGGAGAAGCACAGATGACGACACTGCGAGAGAAGCGGCACCGTCAGTGCCTGAATACCATTGGACGGCTGACCGAGCAACGCGAGGTGACATTCCGTCGGCTCGCGATCATCCAGAACAAGCTGCATTTTGAGAGGACGCGCCTGCGCCGCCTGCAGAAGGAGCTGGGCAAGGCCCCGGTGTTCACGCCACTGCCCAAAGCACCGGAGTGGATACCGAAGGGCGAGCCAGAGCCATCTGGCCCGCTGCCGACGCTGTACCCCGACCCGATCCCCGATTTCCTGAAGCGGGACAAGGCCGACGCCAAGGCCCGCGCCGAGATCGCCGCCGAGAAGGAGGCCCGCGCCAAGGCCAAGCGGGACGGCAAGGGCGTGGTTCGACCCAGCAAGAAGATAGGCCCAGACGCCCAGCGGATGCCGCTGATGGGCCGGGACGCCCTGAAGGCTATCCGAGGCAAGTAGGAACCACAGCCAGCCGGTTGTTCGATGGGTCCGGCTGGACGTCCACTCGACAGGTGACGGTCAACAACAGTCGAGAGCCGGTGGCGGGGGCTATCCTTTTCCTCCGCGCGACCGGCAGTTCCTCCATGAAACATTTCGTGATTGGCACCGATCCATATAATATGGGAGAACCATTCCGTTGAACCCGTTCACGCAAACCCAAAAGGACTAAGACCATGAACCGCTTCAAGAAAATCAACGACGTGTGGTGCATCGAGATCGGCGGCGAGCCGACCGTCGGCACCCTTGTCGGCCAGACCGTCACGGTGACGCTGGCCTCCGGCGCAACCAAGCAAGTCACGCTGGGCGCGTATCTCGGCAACGGCATCTACGCCAACGCGCCGCTCGCCTCCGCCCCCAAGGTGGAGATCGGCTCGCTCGACGGCATCATCGCGCTGTTCGACAAGGCCGCCGCCCGGCTCAAGTTCCCGGCGGTGGTGCTGGACGTGCCCGGCTACGAGGACGGCGTCCGCATCTCACGCGCTGGCGCTCGCGCCAAGTTCCCCGGCACCCTGAACGTCACCAACGGCGCGAAGGATGACAGCGAGTACGGGCGCACATGGTTCGGGCGCGTCGGCCTCGACGGCAAGTACGCGCCGAGCCGTGACGCCACCCCCGAGATCGCTGCGGCGCTCAAGGCGTTTGCTGCCGATCCGGTCAAGGTCGCCACCGCCTATGGCCGCGTCAAGCGCAGCCAGATCGAGGTGCGGAACGCCGACGGCACGGTCGGCTTCAAGCTGGTCGGCCAGTGCTGCTTCTGCCGCAAGGCGCTGACCGACGAGCGCAGCACCGACGTCGGCTACGGCAAAATCTGCGCCGGTCACTACGGCCTGCCGTGGGGAGCCACGGCGGTGGAGGCCGCCGACGACGGCGCGTTCCATCAGGAGCAGGCCTTCAGCGAAGAGCAGCGGCTGGAGGACGAGGCGGATCGCCGCCTCGATTGGGAAGCAATGGCGCAGCAGCACGGCTGAACCGGGTACGGACCCACGCCAAAATCGGTGGTGGGTCAGTACCTTTGATCTAGATCAACCCAAAGCACAGAGAGAGAACGTAAGATGATCACACCGACGATCCACCTGAACGGCACCTCCAAGGCCGCGCTGCTGGAAGGCTACCTCGATGTCCTCGCCGCTGGCCGCGATCTGCGCGAGGCCCTTTGCAAAGCCGCTCCCCACGGGCGCGACTACTACCCGCAGGGGTCGCAGGCCTACACCGACGCCGCCACGGATCACACCGCCCGGCTGCGGAAGCTGAACGAGATCATCAAGGAGATCGAGGTGATCGCCACGGCGGTCAGCGGTCAAGGCCGATAGACGTTTCACATGACACACCTATGGAAGGGGCTGGGGAAACCCGGCCCCTTTCGCATGCAGAGATCGATCTGCCTGTCACATGCAGGAAATTGTTTTTTATCGGGGTATTTCCTCCACCCCCAAAAGGTTTGCCAAACCCCTTTAAACGAACCGTGAGTAATGCATGGGGGCACCTATTCCGCTCACATGGCACGACATTTTCAGGGGGTAATTTGTCGGGTCACCATCGCCGCCCACAGAGCGGTTCATTTAACCCGATTAAATGAACCCGCCCCCAACTTGGTTTTCTGTGGCATAATCAAACTGAAACCAAGAAACCAAGATTAAACCAAGATCGTCCGGTCAAACCGTTGGAAACCCAAGAGAATAAACCAAAGCATGGCGGCTGGAGGCCCGGCGGGGGCAGGCCGCCCGGCAGCACCGCCCGAAAGCGCGAGGTGAAAGTGCGCCTTGAGCCGGTCGCCTTCGACGGCGGCGACATCCGGCCCCTTGGCCTCCGCGCCCGCGACTACACCGGCCTGTCGCTGAAGGCCTACGTTGATGTCCTGAAGAACCCGAAGGCGCAGGACGGCGACAAGATCAGAGCCGCCACCGAAATCCTAAATCGCGGTTGGGGAAAGGCCGTCGAGAATGTCAACGTCTCCACCATCAACAGCTTCGCCGGACTTAGCGACGGAGACATCGCCGCCACCCTCGCTCACATTCGAGCAGCTCTCACAGTGGGAGCGCGATCTGATGCAGCTACAGACGTCACGCGAGGTACGACGATCATTGACGGCGTGGGCGGAGAGGTTGGGGTACAAGCTGGCGAAGCATCACCGGCTGATGCTGCGGAAGCTGCAGGCGGTGGCGAACAACGAGATTGATCGGCTGGCGATCTTCCTGCCGCCCGGTTCAGCGAAATCAACGTATGGCTCAATCGTTTTTCCTGCGTGGTTCCTGCAGCGCGTTAGAGGCAGCAAGATCATCGCTGCCTCACATACGACTGAGCTGGCGGAACGCTTCGGTCGGCGGGTGCGAAACCTTGTTGCAGAACATGGAGAGCTGCTCAATCTCAAGGTCAGCGGGGATAGTTCGGCGGCTGGTCGCTGGTCTACTGAGACGGACAACGAATACTACGCAGCCGGTGTTGACACTGGTATCGCTGGCTTCCGCGCAGACCTCGCAATTATTGACGATCCGGTCAGAAGCCGGGCGGATGCCGACAGTCAGCTGCTCAGAGATCGGCATTGGGATTGGTTCAAATCAGATTTGATGCCACGCATGCGGCCCGGCGGGCGCATCGTGCTGATCATGACGCGATGGCATGAGGACGATCTCGCCGCGCGCATCCTCGCCGAGAAGAGCAGCCGCTGGGAGGTGATCTCGATCCCGGCTGAAGCGGAGGAGAACGATCCGCTGGGTCGCAAGCCGGGCGAGATGCTGTGGGACGATGACGACTACGGCTACGCCGACGTGATGCGAACCGCGAAGCTGCAGCAGCCGCCGCGCAACTGGAGCGCCCTGTACCAGCAGCATCCGACGCCGGACGAGGGCAATTTCTTCAACCGTAATTGGCTGAAACCCTACGACACGCATCCGCATGTGGATCGCATGCGCGTCTACATGGGCAGCGACTACGCAGTGACCGACGACGGTGGCGACTACACTTGCCACATCGTGGTCGGCCTCGATCCGACGGGCGAGATGTATCTGCTCGACCTGTGGCGCGGGCAGACGACGTCCGACGTCTGGGTCGAGCGGTTCTGCGACCTTGTGAAACGCTGGAAGCCGCTCTACGCGGCGGAGGAGCAGGGTCAGATCAAGGCCGGTGTCGGGCCGTTCCTCGACAGCCGGATGCGGCTGCGGCAGGCGTTCGTGGTGCGCGAGCCGTTCCCGACGCGCGGCGACAAGGCGACGAGGGCGCGGTCGATCCAAGGCCGGATGGCGTTGAACAAGCTGCACGTCCCGGTGCATGCGCCGTGGTATTCCGCCTTCGAGAACGAGCTGCTGTCGTTTCCCGCTGGCAAGCACGACGATCAGGTTGATGCTATCGGGTTGGTCGGCCAGCTGCTCGACAAGGTGGTGTTTGGCCTAGCCGCGCCGCCGAAAGACAAAGGCGCTCAGACCGGCTACACTGTCGTTACCGAATTTGAGCAGCGGTTCGACAAGGCGTTGTGATCCAAGGGGCCAGCGATGTCAGACGTGTATCAATCTTCCGTGGTGGAGGAAACCAGAGCCACGCCGAAGGAAGAGGATACCGCGCAATACCTGACCGTCGATGAGCTGACCAAGCAGCACGAGAACTACTACAACACCAAGAACAGCGAGATCGAGGAGAAGGGTACGGCTCGCGCCTACTACTCCGGCTCGCAGTGGACATCCGACGAGCTGAAGAAGCTGAAGCTACGCAATCAGCCGCCGATCACCCGCAACCGCATCAAGCGCAAGATCAACGGCGTGGTCGGCCTCGTCGAGCGGATGCGGCAAGACCCCAAGTGCTACCCGCGCAATCCGAAGGATGATGGCAGCGCAGACATTGCAACAGCCGTCATCCGCTATTGCCTCGACAACAACCGCTGGGAAAGCCTGTCGAGCAAGATCGCCTCCGACGTGGCGAAGGAGGGATTGGGCGGATTGGAGCTGGGCCTGATCGCCGCCAAGCAGGGCGACTACGACGTCACGACGGCTCGCGTCCCGACCGACAGCTATTTCTACGACCCGGTTTCATTCGAGGCGGATTTCACCGACGTGCTGTTCAACGGGACGGCAAAGTGGGTGGACATGGAGATCGCCAAGACGTTCTGCCCGACCGACAAGTGGGACGAGATCGCATCCACCACCGACAGCGAGGGAACGCGCGACGACGAGAAGCGCACCGTGCGGTGGTACGACAGCAAGCGCAAGCGGGTTCGCCTCGTCGATCACTGGTACTACCGCAACGGCCAGTGGTGCTGGGCGCTGCACACCAAGACGCTGGTGCTGATGGAGGGGCTGTCGCCGTTCGTCGATCCAGACGGCAAGCCGATGAACAAGTTCATCATGTTCTCGGCGAACGTCGATCAGGACGGCGACCGCTACGGGTTCTTTAGAGACATGAAGGACACCCAAGACGAAACCAATCACCGCTACAGCAAGGCGCTGCATCTGCTGAACACGCGGCGCATGATTGTCCGGCGCGGCACCGTTGACGTCAACAAGACGCGCATCGAGGCGCACAAAACAGACGGCGTCATCGAGTACGACGCCGAGAAGCCGGAGTTCGACGACGCCAAGTCGCTGGCCGACATGCAGGGCCAGCTCGCGTTCCTTGAGGACGCCAAGGCCGAGATGGAGAATTTCGGACCCAACCCGGCGCTGATGGGGATGGCGGAGGGTGCGAAGAGCGGGCGAGCGATTGCGCTGCTGCAGCAGGCCGGGATCGCGGAGCTGGGGACGTACATCATCGAGTACAAGGATTGGAAGCTGCGGGTTTACCGTGGCGTGTTCTGCGCCGTGAAGAAGCACTGGACGATGGAGCGGTGGATACGAGTGGTCGATCCCGAGGACGAGATGCAGATGCTGCAGATCAACGGCATCCGCTCCGACCCGGTGTACGGCACACCGCAATCGATCAACAGCATGGGTGCCATCGACGTTGACGTGATCATCGACGAGGGCAGCGACACCGTGAACCAGATGCAGGATGCGTTCGACACGCTGGGCGTTCTGGCTTCGCGCGGTGCCGAGGTGCCGCCGGGCCTGCTGATCGAGCTGGCCCCGATCAATTCGCGCATCAAGAAGAAATGGCTGAAGCAGATGGAGGACGCGCAGCAGGGCGATCCGATGAAGGAGAAGGCCAAGGAGATCGCGCTGGAGCAGGAAGAGGCCAAGACGATGAAGGAGAAGAGTATCGCGATCAAGAACATGACGGATGCGATGCTGAACGTCAGCCAAGGTGCCTACTCGCCCGCGACGTTGCCGTATGAGCCGCATCTTCTGGGATTGGCCGACCTTCTCGACAGCGACGAGGGCAACGACCAAGGGGTTCCGGTGCCGGACGGCGGGATGAGAGGCCCGTCGCCCGGCGCTGGTGCATTGGCACCGCAGCAGCCGCCCAATCCTGCGGAGCAGCTGGCTGGCGGGCAATTCCCTGCGGCACCGCAAGGTCAACCACCGGGGCTGTAGATGGCTGGGGTGAAGCCATTGCTGGAGACGCTGGGCGCGTTGATGCCGCTGGCGAAGGTGCGACGCGGGCCGGGCGAGCTGATGGGCGTCTACGACAGGCACATTGACGACGTCCCTATCGATTGGCTGAAGCGGATGCCCGGCAACAACATCAGAAGCGAAGAGAACGTCAGGCTGCTGATGAAGCAGATCGAGGAGCAAGGCCTGCTCGATCCCGGCATCATCCATGCCGGGGGCCAGAGCAAGACGGCGATGCTGGGCGAGGGCAACCACCGGCTGGAGGCGCTGCGGCGCATGGGCTACCAATCGATGCCGATCCGGTCGTGGGTCGGCAGGGAATACGGCAGCGGCAAGCCGGGCAGTGATTTCAGCAGCGATTGGATTTTGCCGCCCGGCAAGACGGGTGACGCGCGACCGTCCGACATCTTCCGCAGCCTGTCCGATCTGCTGAAGGGGCAACGCTGATGGCTGGCGTCAAGCCTCTGCTCGAAACCATTGGGGCGCTGCTGCCGAAGGGCATCAAGGCGTGGCATGCCTCGCCGCACGATTTCGACAAGGTGGACCTGAGCAAGATCGGCACCGGGCAGGGGGCGCAGTCATACGGGCCGGGGTTCTACGCGGCGGAAAGTCCTGCGGTGTCAGGACGTGGCGGCGAGTATTGGCAGGAGTTCTCGCGGCATCCAAAGTTTCAAGAGGACGTCGCGCAGCGCGGTGCCATTGGTTTTTTGGAGGGGGAAGGCTTTGATCGCGCCAAGGCTATCGAGGCTTCTGCAAAAAACCTAGAGAGCAACGAGCGGTGGCTGGCGAGCCATCCGGTGTCCACCGAGGAACAAGAATATCTCGCAAAGCTGACAGCCGAGCGGCGAGCGGCGCACGATCTTCTGGTGAGCGACAAACAGGTCGGCCCCCGCGTCTACGAGCTGAACCTCAAGGCCGACCCGAGATCGTTCCTGCAGTGGGATGAGCCGCTGTCGCAGCAGAACCCTGCCGTTCGCGGCGTGGTGGATAAGTTTGAGCTGGGCCGAGACACCGGGCGCACCAGCATCGTCCACGATGAAAGCACTGGCGAGAACATCTATCGGATACTCGGCCAGCGATTGGGGAATGATGGCGACAGGCTTGCGATGAAGCAGCTGTCGCGCGAGGGCATCCCCGGCGTCCGCTATCTCGATCAGCAATCACGCGCCTTTGGCAACCTCGACTTGGTGCGGAAAAACATTGCCGACACAGAAGCCTTGATCGCCGAGTTTCGCGCCAGCGGCAACAATCTCCGCGCTGCCGAGCTGGATCAAACCAGAGCGAGGCTGCAGCGCGGGTTGGACACGCCCCGCACCTACAACTACGTCGTCAACAACCCTGACATCATCGAGATCATGCGGAAGCTGGCGATCCCCGGCATGGTCGGCGGCGGTGCATACACGGCGTATCAGCCGGGGCAGCAGCAATGAGCAAGCTGAGCAAGCTGCTCGAAACCATTGCCGCGCTGCGCGACATCCGTCCGGCAGCTGAGAGCCTGCACGACGTTGCGAGATCGAATTTCAAGTACGGCATGGTCGGCAAAAACGAGATGGTGCCGATTGATAAGTTGACCGGCGGCGTGTCCACCGCAGCCGACGATGCGCGGCGCGTCGATGAACTGTTTCAGCAGATGTCGGGACCGCAGGGCTACGTCGAGCGGCTGATCGCCGACGACGCAGGCAACGTGGTCGAGGGGCAGCACCGGCTCGACGCGCTGCGCCGCCTGCAGGCGCGGGAGGTGCCGGTGTCGCGGCTGCACGACCTGTCGAGGCCATATGACGTGCAGCGGGTTGAGCGAGCGATTGCCGAAGGCGGCGTCAAGCATCCAGACCAGATCACGCAGCTGGCTCGCGAGGCTTTCGAGAGCGCGTTCCGGCACGGCGGCCCCGCCAAGGTTCTGGCCGAGCGGGAGATGCCAGCGCCGTACACTGCGGCCTACGAGGCCGCGCTGAAGCAGATGCTGCCGATCAACACCTTCCACGGCTCGACCGAGCGCAACCTGAAGCGCATCGATCCGCGCCACGCCATCGAAACACGCGGCGCGACATTCCATGCGACCAATCCTGACGTCGCGGAGACGTTCACGTTCCCGCGCGAGTACGGCGAGATGCTGACCTACGATCCGGCGACCGGGCGAGAGCTGAAGCGTGGCCGGGTCTACGAGACACAGCTGACGCCAAAGAAGCTGCATGAGGTGCCAGCCACCGACGCGCAGCGGTTCATCGACGACAGCGGCATGCAGGCCGAGGTGGTGAAGGAGGCTCGCGGCACCGGCCACGACGCCATCGTCGCGCGTGACGTCAAGGAGGGGATCGGCGAGCGGTACAAGGGCGACGTCTACGGCACGTTCACCAGTGACATCGTCAAGATACTCCGCAAGTACGGCGTTGCAGCGCCGCTGGCTTACCCGCTGGCCGGGCCTGCGATTGATGCGGCGAGGGGCAGTGATGGCTGACCGATACGAAACCGACGTGGCGTGGCCGCTGCCGCAGGAGCCGACCGCAGCCGAACGCGCTGCCTTCCTGCAATCCCGCAAGTACCGCAACGTCGGGCCGGGCAACAACAGGCTGGAGGATGTCGCCGACGCGCTGGTGCCGAAGGAGCCGTGGGAATATGGGCTGATGGCGCTGGGGCCGGGCGCAGGCCTCGCCGGTCGGGCGCTGGCGCAGCTGCCGAAGGCTGCGCGGGTGGCGCTGGGGGCTGCTGGGATCACGGCGACGGCGAGCGAGGCCGAGGCAGGCAACAAGTGGAGCAAGGCCGGTGGCGCGTCCGTCGATGCCGTCAAGTCATGGCTGCAGAAGCTGGGCTACAACCCCAGCGACGTTCCGGCCAATTGGGTGGTCCGTCACACGCCGCAGGGTCCGGTGCTGGCCGACGCTTCCGACAAAGGCGCTGGCGGCTATCACAATCTGTCCGCGCTGCGAACCGGCCTGCCGCTCGACGAGATGGGCTACAAGATCAAGGGCGCACCGGATTTCCAGCGCAACGTCAAGGACATCGCCGACTACGAGGGCGGCTACCTGATCCCGACCGGCGTGGATCGCATGCGAGCTGGCGGCAAGCTGACGCAGATCGGCGAGACGAAGCTGCCGAAGGCGGTGCAGATGGAGGGCGGCATCGACTATCCGTGGCTGCAGATGGGCAAGAAGGTGCCGGGGCAGGCCGACGACGTGACGCGCATCTGGGCGAACCAGCAAGGCCCGGCAACCGGGATCAACCGCAAGGCGGAAGAGGTGCTGGAGAAGGGCGGGACGCCATACCTGATGCCGGTGACCGGCGCGAAGGGCATGGGCGACAGTTCGCAGCAGCTCACATCGTCGGCGCTGCAGGCGGCGCGGCAAGCCGACCTGACACCGGCTGCGATCAAAGCCATCGACGAGGCGCTGCCGGTCAAGGGCGCGAAGATCAAGGGCGATCCGGTGCGGCCCTATCCCGGCTTCGCCAGCGACGAGCTGCCGGATTGGCTGCGCGACGTCTCAGGACCGTGGCGCAGCGCGTTCGTGAAATCATTGGACATGAAGCCGGTGATGAAGGGCGGCGGGCCGGATATCGGTCAGGTGCGCTACGCCAACACCGATCCGCGATTGGTCAACACGCCGACCGCTGCGGGTGGCCGCATGATCGCGCAGATGGACCCGACGCTGGGGACAGCGCCGTCGCTGCATTCCACCTATCCGGCGGCGATGCTGGGACCGCAGGGCGGCGTCGGCGGCCTGCAGGGTTCGGTGCCGTTCCACCTGATCAACCCCGACATCCACCGTGCGCTGCTGAAGGCCGGGCCTGCCGAGAAGTTCGCCAACAAGGCCGACTACTACTCGATGCTGCACATGCCGACCGGCGTTCCGAAATATCAGAAGGTGACGCCAGAGGTGGTCGATCTGGTTTCGGAGTTTTTCCGTAAATACCCGCAGGGTTGGGCAGTCGGTGGAGCTGTTCCGCTGGCCGGTCGCGCAGCCTACGAACAAAGTGTAGGATCACAGTAACCAAGGGGCGATCTCATGCAAGATTTCAGCACGATGGCGCAGCAGATGCAGAACATCGCCGCGCCCGGCAAGATGCCGATGGCGACGATGCAGGGTCGCGGCCCGATTGTCGCGCCACCCGGCGGCGCTGGCGTTGCGCCTCCAATGGCACCGGCAGGGCCTGCGGGACCGGGGCAGGACGGCGGCCAGCTGATGGCGATGATCCAGATGATCGCGCAGCAGATCGAGGAGGTCACCGGCATCCCGGCGACGCCGGAGCAAATTCAGGCAGCACTGTCACAGGTGATGCCCGGCGTGGGAGCTGGCGCTGGCGCAATGCCTCCCGGTGGCGCAGCACCGGCTCCCGGCGGCGGGGCGCAGCCGATGGTTCCTCCGCAGCTTGGCATGAAGAGGTGAGACGATGCGCCGTTTACTTTCCGCACTGGTTCTGCTGCTCGCCGGTTTGTCTCCGGCGATGGCACAGCCGTTCCCGGCGACCGGAGTGCCGACCTACTACGGATCGGTTCTCGATTACTCGGTGCCAGCCAACGCCACCGACATCGCCTGTCTGGAGGGTGCTGCTGGCAAGGTGGTCAAACTCAACGGCGCGTTTATTTCCGGCACCGCGCTGACGGCGGCGTCGATCAACGTCACGACGATGCGGCGGATTTCGTTGAACGTCGGCGGCACCAGCAACGAGATCAACCCGACATCCGGCAACCCGACGCACGGCGCGGCGTTGGCGAAGCTGAAATTCTGGACTGTCAGCCCGGCCACGCTTGGCAACACCGATGTGCCTCCGAAGGGCATCGTGTTCAGGCGGCTGCGCTGGGACATTGGCGCTGCGCTCAGCTCGCCGGACGCCAGCTTGGCGATGATCGCATCGCAGGCGAACAATCCGTACACCTCGCAGCCTGAAATCCGCAGCGCCACCAACGCGATCTGCATTGGGTTTGGCGGCACCGGATCGCCAGCGGCGCTGATCAACATCAACGTGGTTTGGACGGAGACTGACAGCTAACGGAGGCGGCTATGATCGGCTCACTGGTTTCTCTGGTCGTCTACCTATTGGTGGTCGGCCTGATCGTCTGGCTGCTGCTCTGGCTGATCGACTACATCCCGGTGCCGGAGCCGTTCGCTCGCGTCGCCAAGATCATCATCATGGTGGTGGCTGTGCTGATCGTCATCTTCGTGCTGCTCGGCCTGATCGGCGAGGCACCGTCACTCAGGCTACCGCGCTAGCGTTTTCCTCTGAGGATTTCGGAGACGCGCCCACCGTTGCGGAGGCCGACCTGTTCGGCGATCTGATGCATGGTCATCTCGGTTTCCGCGAGATCGATCACCGCCTCCCGCATGTCGGAGCTGATGAACTCCATCTCCATTGGGGCGCGGCGAACCGGCGAGGCCCGCACCGTCAGTGCCTCCGCCTTGCGGCTGAGATCGTGCGCCTCGTCGATCAGCGCCATCGCCTCCAGCATCTTGCTGCGTGATCGCGCCATCAACACTCTTGCCCTCGCCATGTCACTCATGTGTATCCTCCTGTTTGGCGCGTCGCGGCTGTCGGGACATTAACTAGACCTCGTATCCCCATGTACTTGTCGGTCGCGGCGCGCTACTGCCGTCGTCTGCAGCCACCTATAAAGCAGGCCAGCCAGCGCCAGCGGTACGGTCCGTGCCAGACGTGGGGTTCGTAGGACACCCACCAGCCCAGCTCGTTCTGCATCACCAGCCGCATCACTGGCTCTCCAGCCGCTGGATTTCCTTGCGGACGGCGATCCACGCCTCGCGCAGCTCGTCGTTTCGCCAGCCGGTTTCGTTGGCATGCAAGCCGCCGTCGCGAAAATAGATCGCATCAGCGGCGATCTCAAGCACGGCGAGCCACGGCTCGCGATCCATCTGCCTTGGGATGATCTCGCGGATTTCAGCGTTGATGCGCTTCAGCTTCGCGCTTCTGATGCCGGTGCGTAGTATCATGGCCGTTGTCCCCTAATGGCGCGGCGCACCTGTGCGATCATGTTCTTGTGAGCGGTGTTTAGGTTGTTTCGTCGCGAACGTCCTTTTGGCAGGACGCCTGCGAGCTGGTTGCCGACGTAGATTTTGTGGTGGCGCGTCCCATCTTCTATCCGCCACGGCAGGCCGCAGCCGTTTAGTAGTTCTTCTAGGTCGCCGGGCAGGAACCTCACGACGACACCCACTGGCAGTCGTCGAGCAGCACCTTGATGGTCTTGCCGGATTTATCCAGCTTGACGTGGGCGATCTGCGCTTCAGCGACGGTGGCGAGGCCGCGCTGTTTACCGGCTGGCCGCTTGGTCGTCTTGATCAAGACGCCGTAGCGGTCGCCCATCATCCACCTGTCGGTGTAGACGGGGATTTGAACGCGGATCGTCATTGCTGCTCCTCCTTCTGCGGCGTCGGCCAAGTCACGCCAAGTTCCTTTTTCCACTCGAAACAGATGCAATCGCCGCCGTCGGTGATGATGACGCGATCCACGAACCCAAGCACTGAGTGAGGACCGCAGGCGAGACGGTGCGATGCCTTGACGGCATCCAGCTCGCCGACGAAGCGCAGCTCCTCGTGCTGGCCGCCGTCGCGATCCCACCAGTAGACTGAAAATTCGTCGGTCATGTTTCCGCCCATGCAATCACCAAGAGGCACCACAAGATCAGGATGAAGCCGATCAATTCCATCACGTTCCACTCCGCGTGATGCCCGATCCAGCCAGCTCCATGAAGCCGGGCGGGATGGCTGCAGCCTCGACAGCGACCAGTGCGTCAAACACCGCCTTGGTGCGCCGCTCGACTAGGTTGCGATCAGCGTTGGGGGATATTTCAGCGACGATGTTTTCTAGGATGTTGGTTTTTGTCTCCCAGCCATCACCCCAATCCCCACTGTGGGAAACCGTTTCCTCAGTGAACACCTTGCCGACAAACTTGCCGGTGGATGTTGACACCCACTCAACCTGTTTGCGTCGGCCCATGATGCCGGTAGACATTTTGTAGCCTCGGCTTTTTCTGCTGACGGTCGTGCTTACAACCTCAGTCACCGAGAATTTTAGCTGCGTATTCATGGCCGTTCCCTCACAAATCCCATGCTTCGATATCGTTGATCCGCCAATCGATTGCCTCTTCAGCGACGTCGATCTTGCGGCAGGCGGCGCGGAATGCGCCGATGTCCCTAGTTGCGGTGAAATCATCGACGATATGAGCGGGGATACTCATCGCCTCGACCTCAACTCCGACTTGGTGCCAGTTCGTTTTCATACCCTCTTCTCCCATATCGCATGGAAGCCGTCAACCATTAAATATGGGGCCGCCGTTTCCCTCTCTCAACATACTCAGTCCCTTCTGGTTGACTGTTCTAAGAGGCTAGTCGGCGTGGTGGGCGAGGGTTCAAGAGGCCACACCCCCCTTACCCCCATTCAGGAAAATGTTCCTGACTGGAAGGTAGGGAGATGGGCCTGACGGTCGTCGCGGAGCCGCGATGGGACTGTCGGCCTGACCGGCGTTTTGCTGCCACGGCATCCGGTCGGGAGAACTAAATCCCCTACACCTGACGTGTAATCCGGTCGCTGGCGGCTGGGGATTGATGCGGAGGCCTGCGGTTGCTATTTTGGCCTCAACATCCTCGCCTTCCCGCCGGAGGGTCTGGATCAGAAGGGCGGCCTCTTTCGAACAGGGGCCGCCTTTCGCACGTCAAAGCTATGTCAGCTCGATGACATCTGTCCAGCCACAAGATGTAGTGGGTGTGGATGCACCGACCTACCAGATGTAGTAGGTCGGTCACCGAACATAGAAACCAAACGGAACCCGGTGCGTTCTGATTGTGGCTGGGCGGCTCTATCACCCCTTGGGCGGCTTCAGCTAAGTCGTGGCCGGGCGGCCTGCGCTGCTCCGGCCACGCACGAATAAACCCGCCGGGATCGCGCCCGGCGGGTTCTCTTTGGTATCGGAAACCTATCCGAAGGTTTAGGCGGCGATCTTCACCCCCCGCAGCTCCGCCATCGCGTTCGTCAGCGTGAACAGCGCCTTGTTCAGGTTGACGTTGCTATCCACGCCCTTGATCTGGCGAGTGGTCGAACGGCGGATCACGCCGTTGTCGTTGGTGCGGCGACCCTGCAGGCCACCCTTGATCGCGTTTTCCTGAACGCGATTGAAGGTCGTCCAGAGATCGTTGGAACGATCCTCCCAGCGGCGCGGCTGCAGCAGCTGCTCCGGCGCGATGGCAGACACCGGGGCCTCGCCCTCGATCTGCTCACCGAAGCGGATTTGGTGGGCAGCGTTGGCGAAGA